GTCACAGACTGGCGTTGGGCAAGACAGCCTAATGGCGGTTACCAATTAGAATATATCAAGTATGTTGAAGAAGTCAACGGCACTGAAACTGTGGTCAAAGAATGGACCTATGACAGCATAACAACTTATAACTTAGACACGCAACAAGAGCGTGTCACAGATATGACTGTAGAAACAAATGGCTTGGGTTATCTACCATTTGTCTGTGCTTATGCTGAACGCAGTCCCGTTAGAGGACTAGGCAATAGTTTAGTAGATGACATCGCAGACCAACAGAGAATGATCTACAATGAACTCAGTGAAGTCTATGACAGCATTAGATTAGATACACACCCGTCATTAGTAGCAACAGCAGGCACAAACGCACAGGGTGCGGCAGCAGGACAAGTTATCACAATGGAAGAGAACTTAGATCCAAACTTAAAGCCTTATGTTCTACAGTTTGAAGGTGGACAGATTGATAAGATTTACAACAGTATTAATAATCGTAAAAAGATGATTGACAGCATGGGTAATGTTGGTAGTGTTCGTGCAACAGAAACTAAAGAGATGTCAGGTATCGCAATTCAAACTGAATTCACTTTACTTAACGCACGCCTAAGTAACATCGCCGACAATTTGGAACTCGCTGAGGAAAATATCTGGCAGATCATTTACACCTATATGGGTGCTACTTGGGATGGCGAAATAGAATATCCAGATAATTTTGCACTACATAATACTGACAATGAACTAAGTCAACTTAAAACTGCCAGTGAGATTGTTCAAGATCCAGTTAAACGAGCATTGATTGAAAATGCAGTTATGGAAACATTGGACATTGAAAGTCCAGAGCATGAACTTGCTGAAGAACTTGCTGAACAACAAGGCATGCCAAGTCCAGATGAAGAAGAGATAACAAGAACCTACGAAGATGGCACACCTATAAGTCCTGAACTACCAGAAGCATATGAGCCAGCAACCGGTGAAGAAAATTGTAAGAACTGTGGATACTATCTAGAAGGCTTATGCACACGTTGGAATAACGCACCAGTTAAAGCAACTTGGTGGTGTGCTGCCTGGGAACCGACAGCAAATATTGAATAAATTTATATAAATACAATATGGACAGAACTATCTGTTCAACAAACAAACTCTTAAAGAGGCGAGGACTACGATGACCCAACAAGAAACATCGGCAACAGAAGGCACTGATACTTCTCAAAATGAAATTCAGGCAACGGTAAAAACATTTACGCAAGATGAAGTAAACGCTATTCTAGCCAAGACCAAAAGTCAATTAGAAAAGAAATACTCATCAAAGTATGAAGAACTTGGAGACCCAGAGCAACTGCGAGCAATCGTCAGTGAGCATCAAAAGAGTCAACAAGAACAGGCACTAAAGCGTGGAGAATTTGATCGTGTTATTCAAGAACTGGCTCAACGCAAAGATGCGGAGATCCAGAAAAGGGATAAAGTAATTGAAAGTTTCAAAGTAGAAACTCCTATTGTAGATGCCGCTGCTCGTTATCGTGCAGTAAATCCTGAACAAGTCAAGTCATTGATTCGTAATCAAGTCAGACTTAGTGCAGAAGGTGAAGTTGAAGTGTTAGATGAAAAAGGTGTTGTTCGCTATGATGACAGCGGGAAACCAGTAAGTGTAGATAGTTTTGTTCAGTCATGGCTGCAAAGCAATCCGCATTTTGTGTCGGCAGCACCAGCCACAACTAATACAAAAAGCAATGTCACAGGCAATACTACCAAGCGAGTTGATATGACAAAACTAGATATGAAAAATCCTGAGCACAGAAAAATCTATGCTGACTATCGTAAGACAGCAGGATTAGCCTAATTTTATAAAGGAAATTTATTATGGCCGGTTCAACAACCACAACCCTCAACGACCTATTGCCTGAAATTATTCAGGAAGCAATGTTCGTTGCATCAGAGCGCAGTATCATGCGTGGTCTGGTAAAAAATTATACTTTGGCTCCAGGTCAAGGTAAGAATGTAAATGTTCCAATTTACCCAAGACAAACTGCTAAAGCAGTTACTGAAGGTAATGAAGTAGACAACGACGCAGTAAGCACAACTACAGCACTATTGACAGTTAGCCCAGTTGCTATCCGCACATTGCTAACTGACTTGGCTCGCACATCAGCCGCAAGTAATGTTGTTGCTGACTTGGGTCGTTTGTTTGGTGAAGCAGTTGCTCGCAAAATGGACAGTGACTTAACAGCATTGTTCGCTAACTTTACAGCACCTACTGGTGGCACAACTGTTATCACAGCCGCACAAATCTTCACAGCAGTAGCAAAACTACAAGCAGATGCAGTTCCAATGGACGGCATGGTCTGTGTTATTCACCCTGAAGTGGCTTTTGACTTGAAGTCAGCATTAACTGCACAAGGTAATACACCTTTCACAGCAGGTGCTTATGGTGATAACGCCAACGAAGCAATGAGAACAGGCTTCGTAGGTTTATTGGCTGGTATTCCAGTTTATCAAACTTCTAACATGGCTAACTCAGGTTCAGCAGGTAACTACATTGGTGCTATTTTCCAGCGTGATGCGTTGGGTCTTGGTATGATTGGTGATATCGCTATTGAGACACAACGTCGTGCAAGTTACTTGGGTGATGACATTGTATGTTCAGCATACTATGGCACAGGTGTTTTAATGGCCGACTATGGTCGTAGTTTGAACAACAACTCAAGCATCAACCCTTAATTGCTAAATTAATCTAAAGGACTATCACAATGAATAGAGCATTTATATACAGTTACAAAACATTTGTAAGTTTCGCAACTTACGAGGATGTCACTAGCCGTGATAGTCGTGTTTTTGAAGCAAATGAAGATTTAACAGAATCCGAAATCAACGATTACTTAGAACAAGCCAGTCAGCGTATCCTAACACAAATTAGGAACACAGAATGGTGGAGAGAATATCAGCGTAGAATGGCACAGATCATAAATCCAAACCTATTGCCCGCTGTTAATCCAGATTATATATTAGCCAGAACGCAGGAGTTCATAGACCTTAATGTGTATTTCGCATTATTTGAATATGTGTATCCCAGTGTTGCTGACTTTGGCAATCCTGACAGTGCTGAATTTGCAAAAATTAAGTTCTACAAGGATAGTTATAATGTATTATTTGACGAAGTAATTGAGTCCGGAGACTGGTATGACTTCAGCGAAAATGGAACGATTGACACAGCAGACAAGATGGCTGCAATAGTAAACAGAGTTCGTGTAAGATGAGAACAGAATTATTAACTTATTTGACAGCACAACTAACTGCGTCTATCAAGACCAGCGAAGAACTGCCGTTTCAAGAAGGAACTAATCCTCTCTATCTCAAGAATGCTCGTAGAGTATATCTTGATGAACCCTATACTGAGCAAGACACCTTGTTTCCTACATTAGGTAGTTTGCAGATCAATCAACGAACGACCATCGTAAGATGGTTCTTGACCATGGACGCAAAGCAAAGAAACACTGATTTAGATTCAGCATTGACAATCTTAGGTAGTGCTAAAGATATCACTACCATCACAGGCGTGTTTACACGCTTGTTTGACTATACGGTCACCATAGACAATGATAGAGTTATCTATGAAGGCGAATATAGATTCGCAAATTTAGCATAAGGAAAAATAATATGGCATTCATATTTCCAGCACCCGGCGTAGCAGGCGTTGAAGCTACACTTAGAATTGCGCTTCCAGGTGGAGCAACATTTCTAAGTATTCCGGCCATGCAAGACATCACTGTTAATAACAGCAATGATCTGTTTACATGGACGCAATTAGACGAAGGTAGTAAATTAAATGTTGCAACTACAGCAACTAATAGTTTGGACATGAACATTGTTCTAGATCAAACTGTATTCTTTGGAACTAATCCAACCTCAGGCACAACACCTACTGAAATAGGTATTTTTGGCGTAAGTAAAGATAAAGTAAGAGTTGCTTTTGAATTATACTTAGGCGATACAAGTGCTGGTGCCGCAGGCAAGACACTAAGTGGTTTTGCTTACATCACCGGATTGGCACCAACAGTCTCAGCAGACGCTCCTGTATGGGTCAGCCCATTAACTTTAACAGTTGATGGCGACTACTCAGTAGCTTAATCTTCTCCGAGATTACATCAAGCACCTTAGGGTGCTTTTTGTTTGGCTGAAATTCTACATAAATAACTAAGATGATATGGAGGTTACAGTGATATTCGATGATAAAACTGATATGGAGATATATCTAAGTCTAGAAGCAGAAACAGCAAAGTCACTCAGTGAAATACGCTGTGCTAGAAAAGACCTAGATCAAGCAGAAGTAAGACTGCGATTTGTATTGACTACAATACATCACTTAAAACAACGATATGAGGATATGAAATGAAACTAACACAACTAAGCA